CAAATGCAACAGATGTGCCGTTTAGATTTGTTCCTTGTATGGTGGCTGGTTTAGCTTTTTATCTTGCACAAAAATATCAACCACAACTTACACAACAAATGAAACTGTATTATGAAGACGAATTAGCTAGAGCACTAGCAGAAGATGGTTCAGCTTCTAGTACATACATTACACCAAAAGCATACTACCCAGGAGCATAATGCCAAAATACGCTACAGGTAAATACGCAAAAGCAATATCAGATAGATCAGGTATGGAGTTTCCATATCAAGAAATGGTTAGAGAATGGAATGGATCATTTGTACATGTATCTGAGTTTGAACCAAAGCAACCACAATTAGAACCAAAGCCAATGGCTGCAGATGGTGTTTCTATAAAAAATGTTAGATCAGATAGAAGTGAACCACCAACTGCAATTCTTTTACCAAAAGATCCTTTTACAATTACAAACGGAAGTGCAACTTTAACTGTTAGCTTACTTAATCATTCTTTAGAAGTTGGAGATTTTGTATTATTTTACAATCCAGCTAGTAATGACCCCACACAAAGTTTTAACTTAGGAACAAATCTTTTTCCAATATTTGCAATAGGAGATGCAATTACAGCTTCAGCAACCACAGCTACGTTTGATAGCAATACTAATTTTCCTGCAACAGGTTTTTATTTTGTACAAAGTTCAACTTCGCCTAGTGCAACAAATCCGGATTATGTTCCTGTAATTCAAAGAGAAGTTATACAATATACAGGTAAGTCTGGAGGACAAACATTAACAGGTTTATCTAGAGGAACTAATGCTCCATTTAGAGGAGAAACACCTAATAGCACAGAAGCTACAGCACACGCTGCAGTAACTGTTTTCCCAGGTTTAGAAATACAGTCTGTAACGACAAGAACAGAACAAACAGGAGCCATGCCAGCTACAAAAACAGTTAATACAGGCTTTACTGTTAACTTGCCTTATAGCGCAGTTGGTAATATAATAGGTGGTGGAGAAAACATTTATGTTAGTCCAATGATAAGAGGTATATTATGATAAGTTATATTTGGAATAAAATTAAAAATATATTTAAACCTGAGAAACAAGATCCACATATTGTTTTGTATGAGGAAGTAAAACCTAAACCAGACCCTTGTAGTAAACATATATACTACAGAAAAAGCTGTCCAGTTTGTAAAAGTTTAAGACAAGCAGGAGTTATTTAATGGCAGGATTAAGTGCATCAGGATTAAAAACACAAATAAGAAGTTATACTGAAACAGATTCAAATGTTTTAACAGATGCTGTTTTAGAAAATATTATTTTAAATGCACAATATAGAATTTTTAGAGATGTACCAATAGATGCTGAAAGAAAACAAGAGTCAGGTAATTTAGTTACAGGACAAGAAACAATTAATGCACCAGCAGGATGTTTATTTATTAGAGGTATACAAGTATATGATTCAACATCTGCTATAACTGGAGCGAATACATATTTAGAGAAAAAAGATATTACATATTTACAAGAATACATATCTTCAACTGAGTCTGCTAAAAGAGGTAAACCTAAATATTATGCCATGTTTGGTGGTGCTACAGGAGAGTCTGATACCACTTCAGGAAGAATGATGTTTGCCCCTGTTCCAGATACAACTTATAAATTTAGAGTGCATTTTAACAAAATGCCTTCTCTTTTAGAAAATAATGATACTAATTATATTAGTCTAAACTTCCCAAATGGACTATTATATTGTTGTCTATCAGAAGCATATGGATTTTTAAAAGGTCCAATTGATATGTTGACACTATATGAAAATAAGTATAAACAAGAGGTACAAAAGTTTGCTAATGAGCAAGTTGGAAGAAGACGAAGAGACGATTATACTAATGGAGCTGTTCGTATCCCAGTAACCTCGGCAAACCCATAGGAGATAAATTATGGCAATTACATCGGCAGTATGCACAAGTTTTAAACAAGAAATATTAGTTGGTACACACAACTTTACAGCTACAAGTGGAAACACTTTTAAAATAGCTTTATATACTAGTGATGCTAGTTTAGGAGCTGGAACTACAGCTTATTCAACATCAAATGAAATTACAAACTCATCTGGAACTGCATATACTGCAGGTGGTGCAACTCTTACAAGTGTAACGCCAACAACTTCAGGAACGACTGCGCTTTGTGATTTTGCAGACGTAAGTTTTTCTTCTGCATCTTTTACAGCAAACGGTGCGTTAATATATAATGATACGCAGTCTGATAAAGCTGTTGCAGTTATAGCTTTCGGTGGAGATAAAACTGTAACAAGTGGTACTTTCACAATTCAATTCCCAACAGCAGACGCAACAAACGCGATCATAAGAATAGCATAAAGGGGGTAGCAACGGATGTCCGTTACTCAAACCTTCACAGTAACTGTAGTTGGTGGCAATCCCGCTAATCACCCTTATCACGATTTTGGTTCATCTAATAAATATGCTATAGATGGATCTACAGCCACAGCAGATGTAACTTTATCCTTAGTAGAAGGTGGAACTTATCGTTTTGATCAGAGTGATTCTTCTAACTCAGGACACCCTTTAAGATTTTCTACAACCGCAAATGGAACACATTCAAGCGGAAGTGAGTATACTACCGGAGTAACAACAAATGGAACTCCAGGAAGTTCGGGAGCATACACTGAGATAACAGTCGCTGATGGAGCGCCAACTTTATATTACTATTGCACCAATCATTCTGGTATGGGTTGGACAGCAAATACTGATGTTGTTCCGACAAGTTTTACAGTAACTGTAGTTTCAACAGACTCTGGTAATAAATATGTAATAGATGGTGTACAACAAGATACTTTATATTTTTCTAAAACTGGAAGTTACAGGTTTGATCAATCAGATAGTTCAAATAACAATCACCCTTTAAGATTATCACAAACAGAGAATGGAACACACTCAGGAGGCAGTGAGTATACAACCGGTGTAAATACTGTTGGAACACCTGGAAATTCAGGAGCCTACACTCAAATAACTGTAGCATCAAACGCTCCAGATAGTCTTTATTATTATTGTTCAAATCACTCTCTTATGGGAGGATCCATTTTTATAGGTGTAAGTACTTGGGGTGAAAATACTTGGGGATCTAATTCTTGGCAATCCGGTGTATCTTTAGCTACTTTAACAGGTGTATCTTCAACAGCTAGCCTAGGAACTGTAGATGCTTTTCCAGAACAAGGATGGGGATCAGATACTTGGGGTTTTGAAAACTGGGGAGAAAGTTCTATAGATGTAACTGTGTCTGGTGTTGCAGGAACAACCTCAATTGGTTCAGTTACTGTAACTGCAGAAATAAATACTGGATGGGGTAGAGCAGCTTGGAACGATGATGCGTGGGGCATTCAAGGTGATATATTATTAGAAGGTGTATCTGCAACAGCAAGTGTTGGATCATTAGTAGTTGGAGATATACTTGGATTAACAGGTCAATCTGCAACAGCAAGTATTGGATCACCAACAATAGTTGGAGACATAACACAATCATTAACAGGAGTTTCTGCAACTTCTTCGGTAGGTTCTATATCTCCTGCAGATGTTATGGGATTAACAGGTCAATCTGCAACATCTTCTGTAGGATCAATTAGCCCTGCAGATGTAATAGGAGTATCGGGTGTTTCTGCAACAACAACTGTTAACGCTGCTGGAACGAATATAACATCAAATCCTACAATTTTACCAACAGGTCTTTCTGTAACAGCTTCTGTAGGAACAATTTCACCTGCAGATGTAATTGGATTGACAGGAGTTTCAGCAACTGTTAATGTTGGAACATTAACACCTGCAGACGTAATGGGTTTAACAGGCGTAGAAGCTACTACATCTGTGGCTGAATTAGGAACTTCTAATAAGTTTGGAATTCAAGCATATCAAGCTATTGACACAGGTTCTAATACAAGTTATACAGACGTAGCAGCGTAATAGGAGATAAAAATTATGGCATCAACATATACACCTTTGGGTATAGAACTTCAGGCAACCGGTGAAAACGCTGGTACATGGGGTACAAAAACTAATACAAACTTACAAATTTTTGAACAGATTTCAGGCGGATTTACTCAGCAATCAATTGCTGGCGGTGCACAAACTACAACTTTATCAGTTTCTGATGGATCAACAGGTGCAACTTTATCTCATAGAATGATTGAGTTTACTGGAACTATTACAGGAAACCAAGTAGTAACAATTCCATTAGATGTTCAAACTTTTTATTTTTTAAGAAATTCAACATCGGGTGCATACACAGTACAATTTAAATATGTATCTGGATCAGGAGATTCTTTTACTTTTTCAGCTACAGATAAAGGCGATAAAATTGTTTTTGCAACAGCAAACGATGGTACAAACCCTGACATAGACACATTAGCTATTGGAACTGGTATAGCAAGTGTTGTTGAAGATACAACACCTCAACTAGGTGGTAATTTAGATACTAACTCACACAATATTTTAATAGATGATGCTCATTTTATTGGAGATGAAAATGGTCTTGAACAAATTATATTTCAAACAACTGCTTCAGCAGTTAATGAATTAGAAGTTACAAATGCAGCAACAGGTAATCCTCCTATCCTTGGAGCAAGTGGAGAAACAAATGTTGATCTTCATTTAAAACCAAAAGGAACTGGAGAGCTTAGAATTGGAACAGGTGCGGCTGCAGCTACATTAACAACAAGTGGTGCACATGACCTTGTTTTAGACACTAATTCTGGGACAAATTCAGGAACTATTACTATCACAGATGCCGCAAATGGAGATATAACAGTAGCTCCAAACGGAACAGGTAGAGCAAAAGTAACTAACGCAACATCAAGCTCAACACAAGTTGTAACAACAGATGGAAAAGCTATTGCATTGTCTTTAGTTTTCGGATATTAATATCAAAGGAGAATAAAAAATGGCAACACCAAATCTTGTAAATATAGCAACAATCACACCCAAAAACGCTATGGGTACTTTAGGTGATACTAACAGAACTACTATGATTGATGTACCTGCAGAAACTGCAGTAAGAATTGATACAATATTATTAGCAAACATTGATGGTACTAACGCTGCTGACGTAACAGTAGAAATTAGTAATGACAATGGTTCAACTTATTATAAAATTGCAAGTACAATTTCTGTACCTGCAGATTC